ACTATCAAAGACCCACAGAGAGTACGTGAAAGCTGGCAGTCCACTTTTGGCGGAAGCGGCAACAGCAATAAGGTAGCTGTTCTGGAGGAAGGAATGAAATACACACCAATAGGTATATCACCGGAACAAGCTCAGTTTTTAGAAACAAGAAAGTTTCAGATAAATGAAATAGCTCGAATTTTCAGAGTTCCTCCCCATATGGTGGGAGACCTTGAAAAGTCGAGCTTTTCTAATATAGAACAACAGTCCTTGGAGTTTGTAAAATATACACTTGACCCATGGATAGTCCGCTGGGAGCAATCTATAAGACGAGCTCTTTTGACACCTGATGAAAAGAAAAAATATTTTGTAAAGTTTAATCTTGAAGGACTACTGCGAGGCGACTATCAAAGCCGAATGAATGGCTACGCCATAGGCAGGCAAAACGGCTGGATGAGCGCAAACGACATAAGGGAGCTTGAAAATCAGGACAGAATTCCTGCCGAAGAGGGCGGAGACTTGTATCTTGTAAACGGCAATATGCTTCCCATAAAAACCATAATTGAAAGGAATGATAAGAGCGAAAATGAAGAAGTTTTGGAACTGGAAAACAATACAGGTGAAGAATCAGGAAACAATGACGGAGAGAACTCTGTATCTCAACGGCACAATAGCCGAGGAAAGCTGGTATGAGGACGATGTAACACCTAAGCTTTTTAAGGATGAACTTATGTCCGGAACCGGCGACATAACCGTTTTTATAAATTCTCCCGGCGGTGACTGCGTGGCGGCGGCTCAGATTTATAATATGCTGATGGATTACAAAGGCAATGTGACTGTAAAAATTGACGGAATTGCCGCTTCTGCCGCTTCGGTTATTGCTATGGCAGGAACAAAAGTTTTAATGTCACCGGTCAGTCTTATGATGATTCACAACCCTCTCACTGTGGCTATCGGTGACAGTGAGGAAATGAAAAAGGCTATTGATATGCTAAGCGAGGTCAAAGAAAGCATAATAAACGCCTATGAGCTTAAAACAGGATTATCACGAGCGAAGCTTTCACACATGATGGACTCGGAAACCTGGATGAACGCACAAAAAGCTCTTGAACTTGGATTTGCCGACGGTATTTTATTTCAGAAAGATGACAGTATTTCCAATTTATCAGATACCGAAAACAGCTTTACTTTCAGCCGCAGAGCTGTGACAAATTCATTGATTGACAAAATCACCAGACATAAAAAGGAAATTGAAAATTCAGGAACTCCCATAGAGTATCTTGAAAAAAGACTAAATCTTATTAAACCATAAACAGGAGGAATTTAACATGAGCAAAGTAAACGAACTTAGAACACAGCGTGCTAAGGTGTGGGAAAATACCAAGGCTTTTCTCGACTCACACAGAAATGAAAAGGGCATTCTCTCTGCGGAGGACACAGCCGCCTATGAGAAAATGGAACAGGAAATTGTGGACTTGGGCAACGAAATATCAAGACAGGAAAAGCTTGATGCCCTTGAAAGAGAGCTAAACCTGCCGGTCAACTCCCCTATTCTCGAAAAACCAAATTCAAATAAAAGAGATACAAAAACCGGACGAGCCTCTGACGAATACAACAAAGCTTTCTGGGCGCAGACAAGAAGCAAAGGCGGACTTATCAGTCACGAGATTAGAAACGCTTTGCAGGTGGGCACTGATACAGAGGGCGGATATCTTGTGCCTGATGAGTTTGAAAACACACTTGTCCAGTCCCTTGAGGAGGAAAATGTTTTCAGAAGCCTTGCCCACGTATTCAGCACTGCTTCTGGCAGTCACAAAATTCCCATTGTGACCACAAAAGGAACTGCTTCATGGGTTGACGAGGAGGGTGCAATTCCGGAAAGCGATGAAAAATTCGGTCAGCAGCTTATCGGAGCACACAAGGTCGCTACAATGATTAAGATTTCCGAGGAGCTTCTCAGCGACTCTGCCTTTGACCTTGAGGGCTATTTTAGAACCGAGTTTTCAAGGAGAATCGGCAACAAGGAGGAAGAAGCCTTTCTCACCGGCGACGGCACAGGAAAGCCTGTGGGCATTTTCAATCAGACAGGCGGCGCAGATGTTGGAGTTACCGCCGCTTCTGCCACAGCCATAACCTCTGACGAGCTTATCGACCTTTTCTATTCCCTCAACAGTGCCTACAGGAAAAAGGCGGTCTGGCTTTTGAATGACTCAACCATTAAAAACATACGAAAGCTTAAGGATTCAAACGGTCAGTACCTTTGGCAGCCGGCACTTCACGAAGGCGGATACGATACACTCCTTGGCAAAAGGCTGTACACTTCCCCATATGTTCCCCAGGTATCAGGCGGCAACAAAACAATAGCTTTCGGTGATTTCAGCTTTTACTGGATCGGCGACAGAAAAGGCATTACCTTTAAAAGGCTCAACGAGAGATTTGCAGAAACCGGACAGATTGGATTTATTGCATCAAAGCGAGTTGACGGAAAGCTTATTCTTTCCGAAGCCGTAAAGGTTCTTCAACAGAAAAGTGCCGGATAATAAGTGACGATTATGATTGAGGAACTTTTAAAAAAGGTAAAACAGAACCTTATCCTAAACCACGAGGCGGACGATGAGCTTTTGAAAGGCTACATCACCGCCTCAATTTCATACGCTGAAAGCTATCAGCATTTAAAGGCAGGTTTTTACAGCGAAAATCAAATGCCGGCTACAACTGAACAGGCTGTCATTATGCTTTCATCCCATTTCTATGAAAGCCGTGACGGCTCTACAGGTGGATTTTTTGCGGACAATGTTCAGGCAGGTCAGCAGGTTTGGAATACGGTAAATCTCCTGCTTAGATTAGACAGAGAATGGAAGGTTTGATATGTCTTTTGGAAAAATGACGGAGTTTATCGACATAGTGGAAAAAGAGACCATTAAGGACGGCGAGGGTTTTAAGACTGAAAAGGATAAAATCATAGCGACTGTAAGGGCGTACCGAGAGGGACGCCACGGCAGCGAAAAATGGGCAAACAGGGTGGCGTTTTCCGACGCCACCCATCTTTTTAGATTCAGATGTATTCCTGGAGTAAGAATAACCACAGCCATGACCATTGTGTGCAATGACGGAAGGTTAGATATAACCTCCGTTGAGGACGTAAAGGACAAAGGCATGTATGTGGAGGTTTTGGCTAAGGAAATTACACCAAGTAAATAAAGGAGTGAAAATATATATGGCAACGGCAAAGGTTAAAATGCCGGAGGAGTTTCTCACTAAGCTTTCAAGCCTTGGAAAAAACACCGATGCAGTGGCTGAAAAGGTTCTTGAGGCAGGCGGTGAAGTTATGCTTAAAAAGACAAGGGAAAATTTATCTTCAGTTATCGGCTCCGGAGCAAAGTATGAATCACGTTCAACAGGGGAGTTGGAAGAATCTCTCGGTGTTACACCGGTAAAGGTTGATAAGGACGGAAACCACAATATAAAAATAGGTTTTGCAGAGCCAAGAAGTGACGGTAAAAGCAACGCTATGATAGCAAACGTCCTTGAATACGGAAAGCACGGTCAGCCGGCAAAGCCATTTTTAAAGCCTGCAATATCCTCTTCACGTTCCCGGTGCAAAAAGGCTATGATTGACACCTTTAATGAGGAGGTTAAGAAATTATGAGCCTTCTTGCTGAACTTAAAGGTATTGCAGAAAGCCTTGATATACCCGTTGAAACCGGTGTATTTTCTGATATTCCACCCGATGAATATATAGTCCTTACCCCTATGACAGACACTCTTTCCCTATTCGGCGATAACTCTCCAAGCGTTGATATTCAGGAAGTGAGAATTTCTCTTTACACAAAGAATAACTGTACAGAAAGAAAAAATCAGCTTACGGAAAAGCTTCTGAAAGCTGAAATAACCATAACAGACAGACGGTATATCGGTCACGAGGACGATACCGGCTATCATCATTACGCCATTGATACGGCAAATTATTATGAAACGGAGGAATGAATATGGCAACAATAGGTCTTGATAGGCTGTTTTACGCAAAGATAACAAACGGAGCTGACGGGGATGAAACCTACGATACACCAAGACAGCTGGCAAAAGCAATGACTGTAGAGCTTTCTGTGGAACTTGCAGAGGCGATACTCTATGCCGACGACGGAGCCGCCGAAATAGTAAAGGAATTTGTAAATGGAACGCTTTCCTTAGGTGTGGCGGATATAGGTTCTGAGGCAGCTTCCGACCTTACGGGAGCTGTGATTGACAAAAACGGGGTTGTGGTTTCCACCAGCGAGGATAGCGCCGACCCTGTGGCAGTAGGCTTTAGAGCGAAAAAGTCAAACGGAAAATACAGGTACTTCTGGCTTTACAGGGTGCAGTTTGGAATACCTTCAACGAACCTGACCACCAAGGGCGAAAGCATAGAGTTTTCCACACCTACCATTGAGGGAACTGTAACCAGAAGAAACAAGGTTGACGCCAAAGGCAGACACCCATGGAAAGCGGAGGTCACAGAGGGAGACACCTCAGTTACCGCAGACACCATAAGCAAATGGTATGGCGAGGTTTACGAACCAGCCTATGCAGATTCAGAACCAAATATTAAAGGAGCGGATTTAAATGGAAAATGAAAGAAGCGCAAATATAACACTGGGCGGTGAGGAGTACACTCTCATTCTCACAACAAAAGCCACAAAGGAGATAGCCGGCAAATACGGCGGCCTTGAAAATCTGGGGGATAAGCTGTTAAAATCGGAAAACTTTGAAATGGCATTAAATGAGGTTGTTTGGCTTATAACCCTTTTGGCAAATCAGTCTATTTTAATTCACAACATCAAAAACAAAGAAAACAAAAGAGAACTGCTGACAGAAGAAATGGTGGAGCTTCTGACTTCACCTTTGGACTTGGCTGGCTTTAAATCGGCCTTGTCGGAAGCTCTCTACAAAGGCACAAAAAGAAATATTGTAAGCGAGGACAACACAAAAAACTCACAGGTCGGGTAACAGATGAAGAGCTGTTCACCCGACTTCTTTATTACGGTCTTGCCCACCTTAATTTAACTCAGGATGAAGTGTGGCTCATGCCCTTTGGTTTGCTTTTAGACCTATGGGAATGTCATAAACAGTGGAACGGTCAGGCAAAACCAAAGCGTGAAGTTTTCATCGATGATGTTATCCCTTGTGGAATTTAATTAAAAGGCAGGTGATAAAGTGGCGGATGATTTTGGATTAAAAATAGGACTTGAGGGCGAAAAGGAATTTAAAAGGGCATTAACTGAAATAAACCAATCCTTCAAGGTGCTGGGTTCGGAAATGAAGCTTGTTTCCTCCCAGTTTGACAAAAACGACAATTCGGTTGAGGCTCTGACCGCCCGAAATCAGGTTCTAAACCGTGAAATTGATGAACAGAAAAAGAAAATCGAAACACTTCGCTCTGCCTTGAACAATGCATCTAACTCTTTCGGTGAAAACGACAAGAGAACAAAGAACTGGCAGATCCAGCT